AAAAAACAGTAAAAAAGCCCTAACATTTCTGCTAGGACTTATATAATAATTAATAATCTTCTGACAAACTTTGTAAGTATTGTTTATATACTGCTGCAGATTTAATTTTTTTTCTTGTAACACTAGGCTTTTCAAATTCTTGTTTAGTTTTTAATATATCTAAAACTCCTGATGTTTTTATTTGTTTTTTCCAGTTTCTTAAAGCAAAATTTATATCTCGATTAACTACTTTGGTTGATGATGGGTTTCCTGGAACTATTGATTTGTGTTGTTTAAACTGTTTGTTCATTGTCTTTTTTTTGTATAGGTTGTAACGTAAATTTAAATTTTGATACTTCTGGTAATTGACTTACAAAGCCTTGAATTCTTTGTGATTCTTTAGCAGGATCTTCTCCCAATCTAACATAAAAAAATCCTTTACCAGCTGCATCGTCAAATTTTGTTGTAATAACATTCATTCCTTTTTTATTTAAAAATGCTTGTATATCAGCTTTTACATTTCCTGCTGTAGCTGGATCAAGTAATTTATAAAGAAATCCACCTCTATAATCAGTTAATTTATTTAATAAATCAGCTTCATTAGTTTGATTCTTCATTCCAAAAAAATCATGATACATGTTATCAATATTTGACATTTATTTCCTTTATTATAATAATTTTTTTTCAATAATCAAAGTTATTGCATATCAAAGTATTTACCTAATCCTTGACCAATGTCTTCATATGCTGCAGACAATCGTTCTTGCAATCTAGATATCTCTTGTGCAGTCTTTTCAAAAACTTTATATGATTCGTTTAAACCTTTCATATGTCTATTAATAGTTATACCATCAAACCAATCTCCTTCTGCTAAGGTCATTTGTTGTGCTACTTCTACAATATTTTTAATATTTTCTGATAGTTCTTTTAAATTCGTTTTTGAATATACAGATTCACCTAATCTTGGATAGTTTCTAACAGTTTCTAAAAATTGTTGTTTTTGTTCTTTTGTTAGTTGTACTGGCTCTCTTTCTAATGCTTCTAATAATTCGTGTATCTTCATGGTAAAATCCTACATTTTCCGCTATCACATAATATTGATGTAATAATATTGTTTACTTTGTTATAATTTTTTTTAATATTTTTTTGTTTTGATTCATTCATTGGTCTTAAAAAAGCTCCATGAGTTGATGGGTTTGAAACAAAATCAAAACAAATTAATTCAAAATCTTCTTGTACTTCTACAGCTGATTCTTTATATAATTCTTTTACTGATCCTAATCCTCTACTTGATATACCTAATGTAATACCAGCTTTAAATAGTGACTTTAAAATTTTACCTGCAGGTGTTTCTAATATCTGTACTGCTCCGCATAAATCATCCCCATCCCACCACATCTTTAAAACATTGTGTGATACGTTGTTTAAATTAACAACAGATGACTCTGGATGATCTAATTCTCCTAATGCTCTATTCTGATCAATATAATCTGTCTGATATTTTTTAGCTTCACGATCTAATATATTTTTTGGATATACTCTACCATTTTGGTTTTTTGCTCCTGCACGCTGTAATACTCCTTGAACAACTAATCCACCTGGTACTCCAAATTTAGCTCCTGATTGTTCATTCATTGAACCTATAGGTTTAAATGGCATATATTCTACTAATAAAGCTTTATTCATGTTATTCTCCTAAACTTCTTACTCTTTCAGAAATTTTTAATAATCTCTCAGAAATTTTTCTTAATGCGCTATGAGTAGATTTACCATATGTTGATCCAGCAATACCAGATTCATTTTTTAATCTAGATGTATATTTAACTATTTGTTCTATTTCTTGTAATTTTTTTGCTACTTCTTTTATGCTACCATTTACAGTTTGTGAAGGTGATAATTTAGGATTACCGGTTGAAAATTTTGAATATGATTCAATCATTGCTGCATATTTTTGGTCCATTGCTTCTGATACTGATGCATATGTATATTTTCTTTTTTTCTTGCCAAAGGCATATGGCGTTCTTGGAGGACCAGCACCACCATCTAATGCTCCAGTAACGTTTTGTTCTTCTAATTCTTCGTCAACAACCTTTATAGTATCATCATCATCTGCTTGTGCTTTAACTTGTGCTAATTTATCTTGTGGAACTTCAATTGTAGCTTCATTAGCTTGAGCCGCAGCTTGTTTCATTGGCTCTTTTTTATCACCATCATCATCTAAATCTAAAAAGTCAGGTTTAGCTTCTTCGTTATATTTTTTGCTTTTAACTTTTGCAATTGCATCTTCTTTTGACATTCCAGATGCTACCATTCTGGCAATTTGAACATCAGCAAAATCTTGATCTTTATCTCCGTCTTGATCTTGTTCTTGTAATATTGTAAATTTTGATTCTATTTCTTTTAAAAATGATTTCATTTGTTTACCTGCTTTAGTTCTTTAATTAAATCATAATATCTTAATATAGTTAAAACATGAGATTCTTTTATTACTTTTATAGTTTCTACATTACAAAGCATCTCTGATAATTTATCTACTTTTATTTTTGTAGCTTTATCAGATATTTTAACAACTTGTTCTTTTAATTGTTTTTTGATACTAGGAATAATTTTTTCAAAATATTGTTTCAATGATTCAGAATCATTAACGTGCGTAATAAATTTATTTAATATTTCTTTTTGACTTTCATTCAAGCCAGAATATTTTTTATTAAATTTATCAACTAACATTTTATATGCTAATAATCTTACATTTTTATCATGTGATCTATACGTTTCAATTAATGCATCAGTTGTATTAGTTGTTTTAGTTTGTCCTAACAAATGACCAACAATAGATGTTTTACATTCTAATAATGATTTTGGATTATCAGCTTCATTATATTCAAATAATTTATAAACAGATGCCAATTCTTTATAATTATTAATTCTAATTTTTGATATTTTTTGAAAATCAAAATTTTCAGAAATTTCTTTTACTAAATTATATCGTTGACGTTTTAGCAAACTTTTATTTAATTTATTATGAGTCTCTTTGCAGCTTCTAATAAAGTCTAAAGCAGTAGCTTCTGAATTTAATTGTTCTTTTATTAAAGCATTATATAATTGTAACTCTTTTGAAAGCGCTGTATTTTTACCGAAATATTTTTTTATGATTTCAACAGTAACAGTTTTGTCTGAAGTCAATGTTTCAGATGTAAGTTTTCTAACTAACATTTCAAAAAGAATAGCTGTATTTTTATACTTTGAATGTTTTAAGTTTTTCATGTTAGTACATACTTCTTTTCATATAAATATGATGTAAATTATAAAATATTAGATTCATCTAACATTGATCCTGTGTCAACTTGTTTTTTTGAATCTTCATTTATAATTTTAGATTTATTTTTCTTAAGTTTTTTTAATATATCAGCATTTTCTGTTGCAACAGAAACTGATTTTTTATATCTTGAATCTGGTTGAAATGTTGTACTAGTAGCTTGTTTCAATGTTTTTGCGCCTACCGGATCCCATCCCATATGATTTTTATGTTGACCATATTTTATACCTTCAGGAGGTCGGCCACCTTGATCTTTATCTAATACATCGTCACTACTCATATGCATTGAGGCTAAATCATGCGGTGTTCCATATGAAACTCCTGTAACTGACGGATCGTTTCCTTCTTGTTCAAGTTGATTTTGTCTAAATCTTAATTTTAAATCTTCTACAATATCATTTCTTTCTTGTAACCATTCTTCTTCAGACATATTAAATATATACTCGTAAATATATCTATCAGATAATAATTTTGAATCTTTCATTGCAACTGCTAATTGAATTTTTTCATTCATTAATGCAACTTTTTGCTGATCATAAATTATAGATGGTGGCGTTAATGATAATTCAAATCCAATTAAATCTTCGCCTTCATAACCTTGTGCATATAAATGTACTATTGCAATTTTTGCTAATTCAGAAACAACTATTTTTTGTACTCTTTCAATTGTTCTGGCAAATCTAATGTCCATTGCTGCTAATGTAGTTTTACCTTCAACTCCTTCGTCATATCCTAAAAATGGTTTAGGTATTTTTAACGCAGCCATCATTTTATTTTTTACATATTCAATATCGTCTATACCAGTAAATTGCATTCCAGGTAAAGTGTCTATTTGTGTTTGACTATTACCACCACGTACTGGTAAATAATAATCTTCTAACATGTTATTCAAATTAAATTTTAAATTATAGTTTCCTGTGTCTTTATCTACAAATGGTATTTTTTTCATTTTATTGATAATTTGTTCCATAAAAGCATCAACTTCATTTGGTGGAATATTACCAATATCAATTTTAAAAATTCTTTTTTCTGGAGCTCTCATAATTCTATGTATTAACATTGCATCTTCAAGCATTGTTAGTTTTTGAAATTCTTGTCTTGCTCCTTCTAACATTGATCTACCATATGGTAAAAAGTTAGAATCAGATAACATTCTAAAATGTGCTAATTCAAATACATCATATTCTAATTGTTCTGTAATAGAATGTCTAAATTTAATTTCATATTCTCCAGTTTCTTCATTATATACTTCCATTCTTTCTACTTCATACGCAGATAATGGTCTTGCATTTAAAATACCAATTCCTTCGGATATATCTAATTTTAAAAAGAAATCACCATATTTACATATATTACGAATCCATGGCCACATATTAAATTCAATATTTAAAACGTCATAAAATAAATTATATAATATTTTTTGAATATGAGTTTTATTTGTTTTGATTGTTAATATATCTCCAAATTGATCTTCTAATGTTGATTCATCTGAATATATGTCTAATGCTGATGAAATAATTGGATCTTTGTCCATCATTTCATAGTCAGTATATAATTGTTTTCTATTTTGTTGAGAATAATAATTTGAGTCATATCCGCCATAAGCAGATCCATATGAACCATATCCATATCTATTTGATCCATGTAGTCTTGAATATCGATCAGTTATTTTTGTAGAGGAAATATTTCCTACAGATTGTAATCGATTAGTGTCAACAACACGCAATTTTTCTTTGCCGAATTTTCTAACTACGACATTTGTACTAAATAAATTTTGTAAACGTTTTCTTAAT